ATTCCTTGGGATTTCAATCCAGACTATGATGTTTATGAATTAGCTAGAAAAGCTGGAGTAATACAATAAAAAACAAAAATTAATATATTTATAATAAACCTATGGCATACTTAAATAATTCGGTAGTAACAATTGATGCTATTCTAACTAAAAAGGGTCGCGAGTTATTAGCTCGTAGTGATGGTTCCTTTAGAATCACACAATTTGCTCTTTCAGATGATGAAATTGATTATACTCTTTATAATCCAACCCACCCTTCAGGATCTGCTTTTTACGGTGAGGCAATTGATAATATGCCTTTATTAGAAGCTTTCCCTGATGAAACACAAATCATGAAGTACAAATTGGTAACTTTACCTCGTGGTACTTCTAAAATGCCTGTGTTGAATATTGGATACGCTTCAATCGCATTAAAACAAGGAGCTTCATTATCAATTACTCCACAAACATTAAATTATTTAGGTAATAACCAAGTATTTGAAACTAACGGATACACAGTAACTATTTCTGATGTTAGAGTATTAAACAATATTACAGCAACAGGTGTTAATACTCCTGATGCTCTTGCTTTAAACTCTTCATCTACAATTGGAACTAACGTTTCTAAAACAGTTGTTGGAACTACAATTAGTTTAACGGCTACTACAATAAATACATTATTTGGAGCCAATACAGCCTTATATGCTAGTTTAACAATAGTAGGTAGAGACTCAGGTGCTCGTGTTACTGTTCCTTTAACAATTACTAAAACTCAATAAAAATGTCATTTAAAAGATTAGAAGCTGATGATTTTGTAGTAAGTGCTGATAGTATTACAGCCGCTATTTGGTCTGGTAATAACCCTACCTTAACTCAATTTTTTACTTCTTCAATTCAAGAAGCAGCATCCTCAGGTAACTACTATTTAAGTGTTTATCAAACAGGTTCTTTATTGACAGGTTCAGAAGTTCAGTTTGATATTGCTTATGGTAACAAATTTGGAAGTGGAAGTACTTATTTTAATGCTACTGTAGCAGGTGTTTCTCCTACTAAAACTGTTTATGGACAGTATAGAACATTAGTATTAGGTGATGAAAACGCCGATTTTATTTTCGGTAATGTAACATCATCTGATTTTTGGGCTTTATCATTAAATCGTTCACGTTATAAAGAATCATTATTTCCTGGTTCATTAACTTTAAAAATAAGTGGAGCATCAGCAATTACTTTAACAGATGATTCTAAAATAACTTCTGTTGTTAATTTTAAAGATTCTGGACGTGTATTTAATCTATACAGTGGTTCAGCAGGTGTTGTTCATTCAAGTGCTTCTAATTACGGATGGATGTTACCTGATATTGGAGTAATTTTATTGAACCCTACAGCTTTATCAGCATCTATTGGAGTAGTAGCAAGTGCAAGTATTAATGCTCCTGGTCTAAATAATAGAAAATTATTCTTAGCTATTAGTAGTTCGGGTACTTTTACATTAAACTCTCAAGAAACTATTACTGCTGATTATATCTTTGTAAGACCAAGAAGTTCAGAATTTAATTATTCAGAAAACCCATCATATATCTCAGGTTCAACAGGTGAAGTATTATATTCAACATTTATTAACAACCCCCAATCATATATTACAACTGTAGGTTTATATAATGATACAAATGAATTATTGGCTGTTGCTAAATTGAGTAAACCTTTAAAGAAAGATTTTACAAAAGAAGCATTAGTTAGAGTAAAGTTAGATTTCTAAAATGAATGAGCGCATTCAAATCATTTTTAGCACAGGACGTCATTGTAACCCCGTTTGAGGTTAACAAAAGTTATCGACTTGAAGGAGTCGCTCAACTTACAGGTTCAGGTGTTGACAGATTTTTAGGAACTAATTTAACTTCATCATTGTTTGTTTCCTCTAGTGAACCAACTACAGGACAACTATATACTCAATATCAAAAACTAGTTTATAATTCAATAAAAGAATTATACTATTCTAATTATTTATCTTCAAGTTATGGAGACTCAGCTCACCAAACAGTAATTGTAAATGGTGTTATTTTAAGCCAAAGTCTTCACCAACCCCAATTTGATAATTATTTACAATCAACATTAGCTTTTGAAAGATATTTTCCAACAGGTTCTGATTCAACAATAGGAGTAATTGCTATTCCTGTAGGATTGTTTGGAGATAAAGTTAAACCAAATTCATTTAAAATAACTTCCGATAGTGGAAGTATTATAGATGATGGTGAAGGTAATTTAGTACAATCAGGTAGTACTGTAATTGTAGGGAGTATAGTATATTCTCATGGTTTAGCTGTTATAATAGGTACTAAATCTGTATTTAGTTCATTATATGGTGCTGCAATTTATGGAACATCAAGTTATGGATCAAATACAGAATATATTTCATCATTTGTTACAGCCTCTAACATTACATGTTCGTTTTCAAGTTCATATAATTTATATGAGACTCAATACAAATGTACAGTTAGTGAAAAAGAATTTAATTATAGTTTAAATCCATCCTTAACTACAGGTTCATTCAACCAAATGTATGATTTTGTAACAGGATCTGATTTTGCTCCTTATGTTACAACAGTAGGACTTTACAATGAAAAACAAGAATTATTAGCAGTAGGAAAATTGGCACAACCAGTACCAACATCTCGTACTACTGATATGACTTTTTATATTAATATAGATAGATAAATTATGTGGTTATACAATGAACAAGTTATAGAAAAAATTGAGGATATGCCTCAAGGAACATTCGGTTTTATATACATTACTACTCACAATTCAAGTGGGATATCGTATATTGGAAAAAAATCGTTATATCACAACGTTAGACGTAAATTAACCAAAAAAGAACTGGCTGAGCATACTGGAAGAGGACGTAAACCCACAACCGAGGTAGTTCAAAAAGAATCTGATTGGAAAACGTATTACGGCTCAGCAAAACCAATATTAGCTTTACTTAAGGAAGGAAAACGAGAAGAATTTACTCGAGAAATAATTCAATTCGTCCATAATAAAAAGCTTCTTACCTACTATGAATGTAAGTATTTATTTAAATATGGGGTGTTAGAACATCCCCTAGAATACTTTAACGATAATATTTTAGGAAAATTTTACACTAAGGACTTTTCATAATATTTATAATAAACTTATCAAAATGAAAAAACAAACTCTATCAGAAGAATTTTTAAAAATGCAAATGCGTTCAGGTATTATCACAGAAGGTGAATATAAAGCAAAACTAAAGGAGTATGGTATGACTAATTTAGAAGATGAAGATATACAAGATATAAAAGATATAATTTCTTTACTTAGACAAGCTGCAGAAAAGGCGGATAGAGTAGAAATGGAAGATTTAGCTTTTAAATTAAGAAAAGATTCTACAGAAATAGAAGCAGATCTAAATAACATTATGACTACTTTTTAAAAGAAACATTTAAATGAAAAAACAAATACTTTCCGAAGAATTTAAGCGTATGCAAAAATTAGCAGGTATTTTAAATGAATCTACACTTTTCCCACCAAATAATATCTCTGATTTTGGTAATAAACATTTTGATGAAATTCAAGATATGTTTGGTAAAATTCGCAGTAAATTTCAAGGTACAACAACTGATGGGATTGAAGTAGCATTTGCTGGTACTGATGAGGATGATGGGATAGATATATCTTTTGATCCTAAATTTGAAGAAATGTCTGATGTATATAATGATATAGAAGAAGTTGAAATAGCAGGTAAAACTATTTATGTTAATAGTTATCTTAATTCTAATTTAGATGATGAAGATGAAGATGAAGATTAAAAAAATAAAAAATATATTAAATTAAGCTTGGGTGACCAAGCTTTTTTTGTTATATTATGGTTATGCTCAATCAACCACTGATTGCCTTAGTAAATTCTGTTTTAGGTACAGGCAAATCTACTTCTAGAGGTAATCAGTCTCATCATTGTCCTTTTTGTAAACATGCTAAGCCTAAATTAGAAATTAATTTTGATGAAGGTTCATCTCACTATGAAAAATGGCATTGTTGGGCTTGTGATAAAAAAGGTAAAAAAATTCAACAATTA